CGAGTTCCAGCGAGCGGGCCTGACTCAGCAGGAGATGGACTACGGCGGCGCGGCCGAGCGGACGACCGAGCAAATCCTCCGCATCTTCCGCATCCCGCCGACGGTCTTCGGAATCAAGCGCGGCGGCGCCCTAGGCTCAGACGGTGCCGACGTTGACTGGCTGATGTACTACGAACAGTGCATCAAGCCGCGCACCGAGCGCATCGAGCGGATGCTCAACGAGTTCCTGTGTCCGCAGTTCGGGCCGCGCGTGGTCGCCGAGTTCGACTTCACCGGAATCCTTCCCTACCAGGAAGTCTTTCTGACGCAGGTGAAGGCCTACTCAGAGGCGACAGGCGCACCGATCCTCACGGTCGAAGAGGCGCGCATGCGCATGGGCCTGCCCGCCGAGCCCCAAGATGGCGAGTTGCTGGTGCCGTACACACTGTCCCCGGCGAGCGAGGTGCCGCAGCAGTTGCCTGCGGCGGACGCGGCGCCAGGGGGACCCGACAAGGCAGACGGCACCAGCGACCCGGCTCAGCAGGAGAGTCGCAATCGCATGCGAAAACTGGCGAACCGCGATCTGCAACGCCATGAGCGCATGTTCCGCAGGGGCCTCGCTCCCTATTTCCAGCGGCAGGAGCAGCGCGTGGTCGAGCGGCTGCGCGAGCAAGGCGTCCGAGATTTCCAGCGCGTCATCGATCTGGACCAACTCCTTGAAGATGCCGAGGGCGACCGCGAGCTAATCCGCAACCTGATCCGTGCCATCGTCGACGAGCGTGGCGCTGAGGTCGTTGAGGAGCTAGCACCCGAGGTCGCCTTCAGCGTTTTCAACGAGCGCGCCGACCAGTTCATCCGGAACAAGGCCGCGCGCATGGTGACGATGGTCAACAACACCACCAGGGCGAAGTTGCGCGACGCGCTCGGTGATGGGCTCGCGAACGATGAAGGCCTCAACGAACTCGTCGCGCGCGTGCGAGAGGTTTACGGAGACCGCAGGATTGGGGGCGCGGCGGTGATTGCGCGCACAGAGACCGCTGCCGCATACAACTTCGCGACGAACGAGGGCTACGAAGTCAGCGGCATCGACGGCAAGGAATGGCTCTCGGCTCACGATGACGCGGTGCGGGATGCGCATGCGGAGGCCGATGGTCAGGTGGTCACCGTGGACGACACGTTCACCCTCACGGACGACAACGGGCAGGTGTGGGAGGCAGAGTACCCTGGGGCGCCATCGCTGCCTCCGGACCTCGCCGCCAACTGTCGCTGCACCATGCTGCCGGTGATCAACGCGAGGAGTCGCAAGCGGAAGCGTAGGCAGTCAGTCGAAGAACTCTTGAACGGCAGGCCGCACGTTAATGGTAACGGCAAGGTCCGCGTGAAGAACGGCGTCACTCTGGAGGAGCTACTGAAATGACCCCGCTGACCAGCATTCAGAGCCCTGGGACCGGTGGATACCTGGAAGTCCTGAGCCAACTCAGCCGCATGAAGTTCAACGTACTGGCCGGGACGACGGCGAACACGAACATCGCGGTGTCGGGCATTGCGACGGACGACGTCCTCATGTTCTGCCTGCGGCTCGACCGCGATGCGACGGCGGCCAACATCACCATGGCGGATGTCACGGCGGAAGTCGCGATCACGTCGGCTGGCAACGTCCAGCTATCGACGACCAACACCACGGGCGATTCGCTGCTGCTCATCTGGTGCGACAAGCAGTAAATGCACAACGACCTGGGTCACCGCATTCCGGGCTCGCCGGTGCCGACCGGTCGCATGAGGTCCAATCTGTTGACCTGCCCGGAGTGCAAGCACCAGTTCGTCGCCGTCGCGAATGTTCTCAAGCAGGCCTGTCCCAACTGTAGGACGGAGATGCGAGTCAGGCCGATGGAGGTGCAGCGATGAAGTCGTTCATTGCGAGGCGCGCTGCCGATACGGTCAACGGCCTCGATCTTGATCCGGCTCGCGGCGTGGACGGTTCACGCGGAGCGCGGGTGCTGGCGGAGCGGTACATCGGAAAGATTCGCGCGATCGCTCGCAACAACGAACTCCAGTCGGACGAGGTCCATGTTCGCGGGATGTGGCTCTGCAACAGCGAGCGCGACTACTACATGAGTCGCTTCACGCTGTCGGCGTTGGACGAGATCGCCGAGATGTTGCCGGGACGCCCGGTGATGGTCGGCCACGACTACAGCCAGGCCCCGGTGGGCCGCTTCTTCGCGGCCGAGCGCGTGTTCCGCGACGACCTGCAACGGCCCAAGCGCGACAACTACTGGGTCAAGGGGCTGTTCTACACGCTCGCACGAGACGAAGAGGGCGATGCGATCGCCCGAAGGATCGATGGCGGCATCTACCAGGAGGTGTCAGTCGGTTGGCGCTGCCTGAACGCCACCTGCGCTCTGTGCATGAACCCGATCAACGACCACAACCGCTGCCCGCACGTCCCTGGCGAGCTTTACGAGGAAGGACTCTGCGACTACGAGTTCTCGGATGTGACCACGGTGCTCGAAGGCTCGCTGGTGTTCGCTGGTGGACAGAAGGACACCAGCATGTTCACGCCTGATCCGGGCTCACGCATGCTAGGCGGCATCAAGAAGTCGCTGTCGCTCGACGAGTTCCTGGCGGCCGACGACCTCGAGGAGCCTGTGATCAAGGACCTCAAGCGCGGGTTCGTCGCAGGAGTGCCGGACTTCCAGTCGATCGTCAGCCTGCGACAGCTTCGCAACGAGGTGCAGACGGTGCTGTGTGCGCGCAGCCGATTCCAGGACGCCGACGCAGCCAAGCGTTGGGTCCGCGCCCACGAGTTCCGCGCGTCGATGATGGACGACAACGGCAATGACTACATCCGCTTCAAGCAATGGCCCGACACTGAAGTATCCGACGGGTCGGAGCGCTTCAAGGACATCGATGCAGGCGTGAAGGTGCGTCTGTGCAAGCGCCAGGACCCGAAGCGGGCGACCTCGCTGGAGGAGGTGTTCGCGACCGCCGAGTAAGACGCTGTCCCCGTCCACCGAAGGGCCGTACGCGACAAGCTAGCCCCAGCGAGAGGCGAACCGAGCTATGGAGACGAAGGTCGAGAAGAGGACGTTCGCGGAGGTCGGCGGCCTGCCGACCGACCGAAAGATCACGGCCGACGAGTTGGTGGCCAAGGTCAACGAGATTCACGAGCGCATCGCGTATTTGTGCAAGCGCGACGGCACGGTCGATCCGGACATCCAGCGGCAGATGGCCGACGACATCAAGACGATGCAGGCGCAACTCGTCGAGACCGACAAGATCGCCAAGGCGGCTGGTCGCAGTGGTGGTGCGACGGACTTCGACGCGATGGAGCCGCTGCTGCTTGCAGAGCACATCGTGCCGGACGAGAAACGTACCTCGCCAGCCTACTATGTGTTGGCGAGCCTGTCTCCGGACGAGCTTCGCTATGGAGCGGCCTATCGGTCGCTCGACAACTCTCCGGTGCAGCGAATCGCGCGGGCGGTCGAAAGCGTCAGCGAGCGAGCGATTCGCGACTTCCATCGCGCCAACGACCAACTCTACATCGCCGACCTGGTGATGACCGGAAACGGGCGCACGGCCTACGCACGCTCATCGACCGACCCGGTCGAGCGCATGAAGCGTGGCTGCCCGAAGGCCTGGAAGGAGTGGGAACGAACGGTCGGCCAGTTCGAGCGACTCGGAATGACGACCTCGACGGCGGCGGCGGGTGGCGCCTGGATTCCGACTCAGCTTTCACAGCGACTCGCGGAACTGATCCAGCCGGAGCTTCAGGTCGCAGGCCTGTTCGAGGTCGTGGACATGCCGAACAAAATCTTCGACTACCCGCTGTTCGGTGCCGACCCGGTGGCCTTCAAGGTGCCGGAAACGGGGTCGATTGGTCAGCAGGACATCGCAACCGCCAAGGTCACGTTCACCGCGACCAAGCTCGGCCTTCGCGTGGTCGCTAGCACCGAAGTCATCGAAGACGCGGCGATCGCACTGGAGCCGCGCATCATGCAGAAGATCGCAGCAGGAACTGGGCGCGGCATCGAGGACTCGATCATCAACGGTGACTCGCTGATCACGGCTGGCGGTACCGGAGCGCAGGACTTCGACCTCCAGCAGGCCCAGAACTCAGGCTACGCGACCGACCGTCGTGGCTCGTGGGACGGCCTGCGGAAGTTCTCGTTGGTGTCCGGAATGCCGAACAAGGACATCTCGACCTTCAACATCGAGAACCTTCTCGGAATCCGCGCGGCGATGAAGGGCGGCTCCGGCGGCAACATGTTCGGCCTGTTCGCGCGCGATCTGGTGTGGCTGGTCAACCTCGTCGGCTACATCAAGATTCTCACGCTCTCCCAGGCGTCACAGGCGTCGGCGGTGCTGACGATCGAGAAGTATGGCCCCGGCGCCACGATCATGACGGGCGAAGTCGCCCAGATCGCAGGCTCTCCGGTCATCCTGTCGGAGTTCGTCCGCGACGACGTCGCATCGACCGGCGTCAATACCACGGGCGGTCCGAACACCCTCTCGACACTTCAACTCTTCAACAGGACCGCCTTCGCTCTTGGGCGTCGGCGCGACATCACGGTCCAGCGTTCGAGCGAACATCGCTTCGACACGGACGAGATCGAGTACACGGGAACGTGGCGTGGCCACTGGCGCGACCTGTACCCCGTCGGTGCGGGCTCAGCCAATCGGTCGGTTGGCGTCGGCCGCAACTTCTCGTAAGTCATCACGGCAACGGCGGGGGGCTTCGGCCCTCCGCCATACGCCTTCACCTCTCGGCCTTGGAGGGCCAGATGATCGAGCTTCTGGAGGAGCGCAACGCCTTGGAGAGCGTGTCCAAGCGCCTCCACGACCTGCGCGAGTTCTCCGACAAGGTCGCGGCTCGGGACGGCGGCAGCACTCCCGAAGAGCAACTCCAGATTCAAACGCGAGTAGCAGAGATTGCCGCCTTCTCGAAGCTCGCAATCGTCGAGCGACAACCCATCCAGGTGCGGATGCCGCTGGTTTCGGACGATCCGCGCGATCGACTGATGCACAACCTGCTCCAGCTATCCGTCGAAGAGATGGAGGGCATGGACCGTGAGCCGATCGCGCGTGCACGTCGCAGTAGCTACGTCGCCGACCTACAGCGCGACTTGCAACAGACCAACGACGAACTCCTGGTGGCGAGCCTGCTCCTCGGGCGCGGCAGCAAGATGGCCGAAATGCGCAGCCTCAAGCTGTGGCGTCATTGGGAGCGCCTTGTCGAGATGGTCAAGCGCGACATGGACACCGGGACTGCTGCCGAGGGCGGCAACTGGGTGCCTTCGACCATGAGCAGCCGTCTCATGCAGTACGTTACGCCCGAGCTTGTCGTGGCGCGCCTCTTCGAGGTGTTCGACATGCCGTCGAAGACCTGGGAGCCACCGATCATCGACTTCGATCCGATCGCCAAGTTCACTCCGGAGAACGGCGCGATCCCCGCGACGGATGCCGGAGCCAACAAGGCAACGCTGACCGCCGTGAAGCTCGCGGTGTTCATGCAGGGAGTTAGCTCAGAACTCGACGAGGACACGGCGATCGCTTTCGCCGAGACCTTCATTCGCGTTCTCGGGCGCTCCCTCGGGCGCGGTGAAGAGGATGCGATCATCAACGGCGACACGACTGTCGGAACTGGATCGGCCCAAGACACCGACATGCAGGCCAACGCTCCGACCATCTCGACCACCGCGAACGGGACGACGACGCTGACGACCGGGGCCAACTTCTTCACCTCGGGGGTCAAGCAGGGAGACGTCGTCAGCGGTGGTACACCCGCTCCTCCGGCTGGCTGCACCGTGGTCAGCGTCGAGTCCGCGACCTCGCTGACCATGAGCGCGGCCATCACGGCGGGGGCCGAGGCCCAGAACCGCGTCTTCACCCGGACGTCGGCGGCGCTGCTGCTCCATGCCCGCAAGGCGTGGAATGGGCTGCGCAAAACGGCGCTCATCTCAGGCATGTCGAACGAAGACCTCGCGACCTTCACTGACGCGACCTTGCCCAAGATTCCGAAGGCGATGGGGCGGTACGGGTCGAGCATGGGAGCGTGGATAGTCGGCCACAAGGGCTTCGGAAACTTCTTCATCAACAGAGCCTTGATGCCGAGCTTCCTGACACTCGATCAAATGGGTGGCAATCTCGGGGTGTTCATCCCCGGACAGATCGCCTCGTACTGCGGACGCCCGGTCATCCTCTCGGACTTCGTACGCGAGGATGTCGCATCGACTGGCCTGGTGACCAACGCCGCCTCGAACACCTTCTCGTTCCTGCTCTTCGTCTGCCGCTCAGCGTTCCTGCGTGGTCGGCGTCGCGGAGTCGAGGTTCAGCGGACCATCCATCACCGCTTCGACACCGACGAGGTGAGCTATCGCGGCACCTGGCGCGGCATGTTCAAGGAACTGTTCTCCTCGACAGCGGCGGCCAATAAAATCGTCGGCATCGGAAGGAACTTCTCGTAGCACCACAGGAGGCTGCATGGCAAAGGTGAGATGGGCTGGGCCGACGAGGCTGATCGATGGCGACGAGGCCAGGAGCGCCTCGATCAACATGATGCCCGGCGACGTAGCGGATGTCTCAGAAGAGGCAGCCAGGCGGCTCGCTGGAATCGATGGCATCACGTGGCTGGATGCGCCTGCTCCAGCGAATACGGCACCTGTGCCGGCGGCGGACAAGGCTGCGACCGATGCCGAGAAGGTGGCTAAGCCTGCGACAGTCAAGTCGGCCGTCAAGGACGCGACGGAGAAGGACGGGTAGTCCATGGGGATGATGAAGGTAAAGTACGTGGGTCCAGGCGCGGCGGTGGTCTGCGACGGTGACAACGTGGGTACGATCGCGCTCGCTAGCGGAGAGGAGTGCGAGGTCCACGAGGATTGCGCAAAGCGACTCCGCACCGTCGATGGGTTCGTGATTGTCGAGGACGCCCCCGTAGCAGAGGCGGCCGTAGCGCCTGCAGCAGAAGAGACGACGTAGCCGGGATTCGGCGGGCGGAAACCTGGAGGGATGGGTGCGGCCCCCACCAGTCAGGCGGAAGCCCGCCGTTCTTCGTGGAGGTAGTCTGTGTCGGATGTCATGCTCAAGCCGTGGGCGCTCTCGACCCTAGAGGCGGCGCGTGAGTACATCCGTCCAGGGAAGGTCGAGCAACTCGACGCGGAATCGGTAGACGCGGCCCTGATCCAGTTCGTGAATGAGGCGTCGGGAGTGCTTCAAGGCGCTACTGGCAGGAAGCTCGCCGCGCGTCCCTACGTGGACCAGTTCGGGCTCGCCAACTGCGACACCACGTTGGAGCAGAAGGTCCTGACCACCGCCGACTACGCCAACGTCCGCAACGGCATGGTGGTGACTGGCGCTGGGGTTGTCGACGGCGCGTTCATCACCGCCGAATCAGCATCGGCGCCAGAGATGAACCTTGCAGCCGAGCAGACCCTGGTCGGCGTTACGCTGAACTTCATCGGCGCAGGCCACATGGTGCTCGACGGATCAGGCGAGTCCGAGCTTCGCGTCCCCGAATGGCCGGTGACAGAAGTCATCGCTGCCACATCCATTGGCACAGACGGCAGCGCGACAGCGCTCAACGTATCGGGTGCGCGCTCGCGCGCGAACCGCATCCTGCTGACGAACGACGTTTTCCCGGAAGGCCGGATGAACATCCACCTGTCCTGCGTCGCCGGATTCAAGACGGGCTACTGGGACGAGCAGCGCCAGGAACTCGAGAACGCCTGCCTGCGGCTGGTGAGCGTCATGTTCAACGACTGGAAGGACAAGGTCGGGCGCGGGACCAACGTCTCGATCCAGGGCTTCTCCATGACGTTCATGGACAAAGGCCTTCCAGCCGACGTGCAGAAGATCGTCGACAGATATGCGAGGAAGTCGTGATCTCCGTCACGGTGACACAGAAAGGCGTCAAGCAGGCGGAACTCAGGCTAAAGAACTTCTCGCATGACGCGAGTGCGCCGGGCCAGGTGCGAGTGATGCAGCGCGCCACGGCCATCATGGAGACCGACCTCAAGACGGTCGCGCTCGACGGCGTGAAGGGACGGCACCCGTTCTTCGGAGTAACGTCTGGGCCGACCCTCGGCGCGCTCGGAGTCCGAAGCGGACACCTGCGCCGCAGCGTCGTGTCCGACGTCATTCACAAAGCGTCCTACCCGCCGGTGCTCATCGGCGTTACCGGAACGCCATCCAAGATCGCCGCCATCCACGAAGAGGGCGCGCACATCCAGGGCAGACCGTTGCTGGCGATACCGCTTGCGGCAGCACAGACCATGGCGGGAGTGATGCGGCAGAGCCCGCGATCCTACGCGAACGCCTTCGTGTTCAAGAGCAAGAAGGGCAACCTGTTCCTGGCCATCAACAGGGGCGGACAGTTGGTTCCGCTGTTCATCCTCAAGCAGACGGTGCATCTGCGAGCGCGGCATGTCTTCAAGCGGAGCCTGAAGCGCTGCAAGCGCGCCATTGAGGCCCTGTTCGATGTTGACGTGGCACTCAAGGCGCGGAAGGCGAACGGCGGCGTATGAGCCACACATCGAAGGTCAACCGCATCGTCGAGCAGGCCGTTCTGGTTCTGTCGTCCATCGATTCAGATTTGGACCCAGGTACGTGGAAGACCAAGCCGAACCTCGTCGAGCACGGATTGGTGTTGTCTAGCATGATCAGCAGTCCGGCCATCCTGCTCCAAATGGTCCACCAGGACGACACGCCGCTAGGGGGACCTGGGAAACACCGGACGACCGGACGCCTCGGGATTCGTTGTGTATCTGACGGAGTGAAGGAGATGAACGACCTCATCGACGATGTCCAGAAGGCGCTGTCGCGGGATGACGACGACGCCAAGCTGGGCGGAGAGGTCATGCGCTCCTACACAGGGGCGACTATCGACGCCGAGAATCCGAAGGACGGGATGTCGATCGCGTATATCGAAGTCGGGATGATTTGGGACTGGAGTCACGACTAAGAACCAATAGGGGCCGCAGGGGAGCGCCAAGTGGCAGTCGGAC